TTTATACTAAGTATGGTGATGGTGGGGTTGACATTGCTCCAATTGCCGATCTTTACAAAACGGAAGTCTGGGAACTCGGAGAATATCTCGAAGTAGACCAGCGTATTGTTGATGCAGATCCTACAGATGGTCTATGGAAAGACTCTCGTAGTGATGAAGATCAACTTGGTGCAACGTATGCACAATTAGAAGAAGCAATGGAGACAGGCACAGGCCCTGCTGTTGAAGTTCTTAAGAAATTCAACACACAGAACAAACATAAAATGGAACCTATCCCTACATTTAAACTATGAAGATCGGATTAATAGGAGCAGGAAGATTAGGTATCTGTCTTGCTCTTTTGATTGAACAAGAAAATTATCATGTCATTGCATCTGATATGCGTGAAGATTATATCAAAGATCTTCAGAATAAAAAGATCAATACTACTGAACCACAAGTTGAAGAGATTTTAGAACACTCTATAAACTTAGAATTTACTACAGACAATAGAAAAGTAATTAGGGAATCTGATATAATTTTTACTTTAGTTCAAACTCCATCTTTAGAAGATGGTAGTTATGATGTGAGTGCTGTATGGGAAGTAGTCGAAGATATTAAAAAGGAGATGGGTGGTATTGCTAACTATCCAAAAAGTTTTGTTGTTGGTTGCACTACAAATCCTGGTGATTGTGATCAGTTTAAAGATGCACTACCCGAAAGTGTAGATGTATATTACAATCCAGAGTTTATTGCACAAGGATCTATTATAGATGATCTTCGTCATGCTGATATGGTGTTACTAGGTGGTCAAGGGAAACACTCTAAAGAATTAGAACATCTTTACCATAGAATCCAAAATGGATTTAAGGCTGCTAATGTGAATACAATGAGTGCAAAGGCTGCAGAACTCACAAAGATCGCAGTTAATTGTTATCTCACTACTAAGATTACATATGCCAATCAAGTTGGTCAGGTAATGATTCGAGATGGTATGGAAGATGAAGTATCAACAGTTCTCAAAGCAATAGGTGGTGATAGTAGAATAGGAACAAAGTATCTTAACTATGGATATGGTTTTGGAGGCCCTTGTTTCCCTAGAGACAATCGTGCATTTGCTGCATATGCAAGTAAAGCAGGTGTAGAAACTCCGCTAGGTGCTACAACAGATAAGTTTAATGATGAACATACAAAATTCTTATACGAGTATTATGTGAATAAAAATGAAAGACATCTTCCATATGTTTTTCATTACTTGACTTACAAACAAGGAGTAGATATCCTTACAGAAAGTAGACCACACGATTTAGCTACATCACTTTTGGATTCTGGATATGATGTATATTGTTTAGATCCTACTGTTAAAGATAAGGTGGATTCTAGAATTAAATTTTCTGATTTTCCTACTATGGATAATGTTCTTTACGTTAACTTATGAATTTAGATTATACAGAAAAGAATAAGTCTGCCTATAAGTTAAAAGGTATAGGCCCGATTTACTGTATCAATCTTGATGGTCAACCAGAGAGATGGGAGTATATGGAAACTCAGTTTAAATACTGGGAGATAGAAAACTATGAAAGAATATCTGCATATGATGGTCGTGAAGATGATCTAAGTGATATTCTTGTTGGTAAATATCCAGAGAACATGTCTGGTGGTGAGATCGGATGCACGACATCACATCTCAGGGCAATGAAACATTACTTGGAAACAAGTGATAGCCCTTATGCTGTGATGATGGAAGATGATTGTAGTCTAGATCTAGTTCAGTTCTGGAACTTTACATGGAAAGACTTCTATACAAGTTTTCCATATGACTATGATGTTGTTCAGATTGCCATTATATGCACAGGAGATATTCATACTCGATTACATAAGAGATTTGTAAATGATTTCTCTACTGCATGCTATATCATCAGTAGATCTCATGCAGAGAAGTTAGTTAGATTTCATTGTAGAAAAGATAAGTATAAACTTGATCAAGGTGTCAAACCAAGAGCAGTTGCAGATGATTTAGTCTATAACTCTGGTAATACATTTGCTATTCCTCTATTAGTATACAGATATGAACTTGGTTCTAGCATACACCCAGAACACATTGGTGCATTCCATAAAGGAAATTATGATGCCCTGACAAACTTCTGGGCACAGAATGGATCTAACATAGATATCCGTGATTATATGAACTATGATCCTTATTTGGGTAGGATAACCGAAAACTCAGCTGCCCAACAGTGACGGCCAGTAAATTGACTGTAACATGTTGACACGTTTTTAAGGTTCTGATATACTAAATAAATTCAACTGTCACATGTGACAGTTTGGTTAAGTCGAAGGGCCCGAAAGATCGTACCCCTGCGTCGAATGTTAAAACTATCCTCTGTCGGGGATGGTATCATCCGCAGGGATTACTCTGCGAGAAAATAAAAAATACAAATGTCTATTAAGTCTAAAATTGCAGCTCTTGCTGCCTCTCCGTTCCTATTCGCTGGTGCTGCTTTTGCAGGCCCATATGTCAATGTAGAGACAAACTCTAACTGGACAGGAGATGATTACACATCTACTTCTACAGAACTACAACTTGGATATGAAGGAAGCAACTGGTATGTATCTGGTGGCCCTATCGTATCTTCACCTGACAATGGTGAGTCTTCAACAGACTTCATCGGTTATGTTGGTGGATCTTTAGATCTAACTGAGTCAGTTGGTGCATATGGAGAAATCTCTCTACTTACAGATGAGACTGCAGATAATGCATACACAGTTAAAGTTGGTGCTAAGTATACTTTCTAAGTTTTAGTAACAACCTAATCAAGGCCTCTACATAGTAGGGGTCTTTTTTTATGTAATGAATTTACTTAAGCATCCATTGTTTCAGATCAATATAATATTAGTTTGTTCTCTTGTGTTCATAGAGTTGTTACACGTTAATTATCACAGAACAGCACCACCTTGCCCTGTGCAGCAAATAGAAATGGAAGATGATTGGTAAGTAACTGTAACATAATTGTTACAACAAATACAGAAAGCAGGTAGAAATACCTGCTTTTTTAGTATTTTCTGATATTTTTGTAAAGTTTTGTTGACAAAACTTTAGATTTCCTATATAATTATGTTACGTTACTTAATAAAACTTAAATGACTGTTACAACAGAATCAGGTGGAAGACAAAACGCTTTCCCAAATGAAACAAGACCTTACATTGACGAAAGTGCTTCCTATGAGGGCTATCCTCAGAACGCTGAGAAAGTGAATGGTCGTTGGGCGATGATCGGTTTCGTTGCACTTATCGGTGCATATGCCACCACAGGTCAAATTATTCCAGGTATCTTCTAATGCAAGGTAATTACTGGAAAGTAGCAGAACAAATGAATGGTAGACTTGCCATGATGGGTTTGTTCGCAGCCGTAATCAATTACGGGTTCACTGGTTGGATAATACCAGGTATCTTCTAAGGAGACTTAGATGAAATTTCAATCACAATTCACAATTCAAAAAGGAACTAATCTCATGACACCAGAAGCAGAAAGATTTAACGGTTGGGCAGCAATGCTTGGCTTCGTAGCAGCAGTAGGAGCATACGCTACAACAGGAAACATTATTCCAGGTATATTCTAAATGAAAAAAGATATTGAAAGAGAAAAAGTAGTTGCTGAAAAACTTAACGGCAGACTAGCAATGCTTGGTATCATCGCAGGAATCGGTGCTTACTTAACAACAGGTCAACTCATCCCAGGCTTTGTATAATGAAAAACAAAGACATTTTCGAGCAAGCAATTGGTAGACCCGCTATGATGGGATTTGTTCTATTATGTGGTGTTTACCTAACAACAGGTCAACTTATACCAGGTATCGTATAATGAATAGACATCCAGTGCCATTTAAAGTTGTGCCATACATTTTTATGTTGGCACTTGGAACTAGCACATTTACTAGTGTGTTTGCATAAAACTTTACAAAACTAAATAAATACTGTAACATAAATTTACATGGGAGAACTTCAAGCAATATCCGAGATATCACCATTCACAGCCATCATGTGGTGCTTTTACCCAATCGGGATACTAGTTCTAGCAGAATTAGTTCTTAGAGCAAACGATGATGACGATGATGATTTTCAAGGAGGAAAAGGTGTTAGAGCAGCACAACCTGTTTACGCACCATCAGGAGCTTGATGGATTTTTCTCACCCATATTGGAAATATGCTGAACGTATCAATGGTCGTTTAGCAATGCTAGGAGTATTAATTCTATGCCTCAAATCACTTTTCTAGTTGTAGTAGCAACTTACGTTGCCTTAAATGCAGGGCAATACGTCTATTCATAAAAATCAAATAGCTGAGGAGCACAAGCACAAATGACTCAATTCTTATTAAAGAACGCAGGATACCTGCCGATCTTTGAATTTATATTCTTTCTGACTGTAGGAATTACAGCAGGTTCTTTAGGTTTATTGGCATGAGCCCAACTCAAATTTTACCGATGTTTTTGATGATATTATCAGGAACAATTATGATCACAACACTCTTCGTTGTGATGATGGATGCAATGGAAACATAAATCAATGGGATTAGTAACAAATACGTCAATGATATTGGGTGAAGTAGTATTAGCATTTGCAGTATTTCTATTCATGATGTATAATATGAGAGATTAGTATATTCTAGAATCATGCAAAAAATTGTAAACGCAATTGCTATCGCATCGGGTGCGGTATCTCTTGCTGTTGTTGGTCTAGGTGGATATGTCTTCATTCGTAAGGATGCCATCATAGATAACGTGAAAAGTAAAGTAATGGAATCAGTTCTACCTGGTGGAATTGGTAATCTAGGTGGTGGAGCACTTGGTGGATTAGACATACCTTCTCTTGGAGCACCAACACCTGATGCACCATCAAGACAGGCAGATCAAGCAGCACCTTCATTTCCAACATCACCCTTCTAATGGTTAAGATCAATATATAAATTAGATATATATTGATTTCATGGCTGAAGAAGTAAAAAAGGAAGAGGTCAAAAAGAAAGGCCCTCTAGAGAAATTAAAAGAATTTTCTCATGACAAAGAAGAGCAGATGGAAATCTTCTCAACTTTCGTGAGACTTGGTATTTTGATTTGGTCTGGAGGGATTTTAACTTTGAACTATGTGGCCATACCAAACTTCCCACAAAAGAATATTGATCCGACATTTATCGCTTCAGTATTTACAGGAGTTCTGGCCAGCTTCGGCATTCAAACTGCTAAGAATAAAAATGCAGCTAATGGTGGTAGCGGTGCAAACATATCTAAGAAAGATATGGAGATGCTTATAGACAAAGCAACTCAAGCAGCACCTGCACAGACAATAAGGTTAGAGCAAGCACCAATGGTTATTGCACCAGGTACAACACCAAGTAAAAAGGTATAAGTTTATTCTCTAACAAGGTGTGTAAATCGACACATGATCGCGTAAAAATACTCACTTAGTATAATATATAATTATTGTACTGGAGTTGAAAAGAATCATGGCCCATTACACTATAGGTTATCATGACCTGAATAATAACCATTACGAAATCTGTGAATACGCAGATGACGCATACAACGCAATAAAACAAGCAAAAGAGGATTTGCCCGATATGAAGGCAAGTCCTCTTTCTTGTGAGTATTGTTTAAAGGAGGATTAACTATGGCATATACTGTCACTGCCATTGACACTGAGGGAACTAGCACTACTTTTGAGTGCGAAGAGGATGAATACATCCTTGATAAAATGGAGGAAGAGGGTATCGAAGCACCTTATTCCTGTAAAGCAGGTGCATGTTCAACTTGTGCAGGAAAAATTATAGAAGGAACCGTAAATCAAGAAGACCAATCTTTCTTAGATGAAGATCAACTTGAAGCAGGTTTTGTTTTAACTTGTGTTGCTTACCCCACATCTGATCTTACAATTGAGTTGGGTAAGGAAGAAGAACTTTATTAAGTATAAATACTTATAGATATAAAAAAGGTATGAAAGAGTTTATTCATTGGGCTAATAGATGCATGGTAGTAACATTACTTCTTGTATCTTGTATATTTTTAGGTGGTAAAGCATATGCTGTAGAAATACAGATGGGTTCTGGAGGTATGTTGGTCTTTGAACCTAGTGAGGTAACAGTAAAGGTAGGAGAGACTGTCACTTTTGTAAACAATGAACTACCTCCACATAATATGATGGTTGCAGATCATCCAGAGTACTCTCACTCTGATCTAGCATTCGTTGCGGGTGAATCATTTGATGTTACTTTTGACAAAGCAGGAGATTACAAATTCCAATGTGATCCTCATGCAGGAGCAGGAATGGTGGGAACCATACATGTTGAATGATGACGGAATACGAAAAGAGAGCACTTGATCCTTGTTGGCAACACAAACAAAAGTGCATCTGTATGTTTACATTAGACTCACATAACACAAGTTACTTTTACAAAAAAGAAGATGGCACATATTATTGGCAGCACTGTCGTAAGGATGCTGATGATGATGTCTTTGTAGATGCTGATGGTATTCAATTAGATCTATTTGGTGATCCTATATTAAGTAAAGAGTTTATTATGAAGTCTATATTATGACAGTAGTTCATAGTGTAAATATTATGGTGTTTATACTGCTAGTTGCAGTTTCTTTTGTAATCTATGCTATACTAACTTATGATGACTAAATTTTTATTGCTACCATTAATACTAGTTGGATGCACAGCACCAGTTACAGATCCTCCTGCACATGCTTGTAGTTTGCCATTAGATGGCTCACCTGCAAACTGCCCAGATTCTTTTGACGATATAAAACTACCAAGAAAAGAATTAAAAGGAGAAGTTGATATATGGAATGTAAATCAATTACATCAAATGCAGTTTTTATTCCTACAAAATAAAAGAATAGAGCAAGCAGAAAACAATTTGACCCAACCATCTGATGCTATAAATAGTGCACTAGAAGAATTTTGGGAGGTTCAAGATGGGAGCGATGGTTCCACCAAGCAGGAAAAGCTGCTATAATTTTAGAGTAACGGAGATAAATCGTGTTGTTGACGGGGATACTATTGATGTCACCATTGATCTTGGGTTTGATCTATACAAGAAAGAAAGAGTTAGAGTTGGGATTAGATGCTACAAACTGGATGAAGAAGAACTTGGAGGAGACAATTGCAGGTGATGAAGAACTTACTATTAGAACCGAACTGGTCGGTGGCATGGGTAAGTATGGTAGGTTGCTTGGTTGGTTATATGTTGGCGATGATAATGTATCACTTAATGAAAAAATGATCGGTGAAGGATACGCTTGGCCATATGATGGTGGCACTAAACAGAAAAATTTTGAAGAACTACGAGAACTTCGTAGATCTCGTGGCACATTACAGGAGGGTTAATTATGTTTTCAGTATTAAACGTAGTAGAAGCATGGAATGAAATCACATGGGGTGAAGCAATTCCATTTGTGCTTGTATTGATAGGTCTTTACTGGGTAAAGGTAAAGATAGATTCAACAGTCGGTATCAATAAAAAACAAGCTAAACAATTAAAAAGGGTGATAAGAGAAGCAATTGATGAATCGGAATTAATTGATAAAATAAAATGAAAAACATTTACAATATCATGTCAGCAACCTCGTTTGCTGGTGTTCTCTTTATGATCTTAATGCTTGCGTATGTGAATATTACAAAAGCAAGTAGAGAAGAAAGAAATAGACAGTATATACAGAGTGTTGTTGACAAAGCAGTGCTTGAACAGATAGTAGAGAGAATGCCTTTACAAACTGGTAAGGTAGCACAGTAATGTCTATACCACATGTTCATGTAGATGATGTTGGTAGTGTTCAGATACGAAATGTAACTGTTCCAAACTATCATGTTCATCAACCGAACGTGAATCATTTGACTCCACCTGTCGTGGTGAATATTGGTAATCCAATTATTGATATGCCTGGTTGTGTCAAAGCACACCAAGATAATCAATATCATAAGAGTGGATTACCTGTGGATAGGAATCTTGTAGAAGATGATCCTGATAAGGCTATGATTGTCTGTGATGCGACTATACCATCATATTCTCCAATGAATTATGAACCAGAACAATTAACAATCGTAAGAGAAGCACCAGTTCCATCTGTTCCACCACCACCTGATACACCACAACCTGACGTAACACCACCACAGATACCACCAACAGAAGAAGAGACTGAGTGCCCTGCACCTAATCAACCACGAGTAGGTGATCTAACACAGGATGGTAGTGAGAAGGTAGTAGGTCATGAACTACAAGGAACTACTTGTGTAGTTTTATATGAACCAACCACAGCAGTCGAAAAATTCTTACCTTCTACAAATCAGGTGAGTGTGACTGCTGCCATTGCAGTTGTGGCTACAGCATCTGCTGCTGCAACACCATTATTATTGAGAGTAATTAAACCTATAATTAAAAAAGCAACTGACTTTGTAAAGAAAAAACTAGGAAAGAAACCATATAAACCTTCCCGTAGTGAAATTGAAGCTAATCGATATCGCCAATCGAAAGGGTTAGATCCTTTAAATTTTGAGAAGATGAAGAAGAAGTAGGAGGGGTAGGTGTAATCGTATGTGTATGATCTGGTAGTGTGCCTGGTGGATTTATTAACTTAACATCAGCACATACAGCAGCATACTGAGATTGTGGATGAAAAACTATTCCCTTCTGCATAAGTTCACCACAATTTTTCAAACGAGCCAATTCAAAGTCTAATCGCTTGTTCGCATATATCTGATTTTGTAAATTTATTTGTGTCTGAACTGCTTCCTTACATTGATCTTGTAGTTTCTTATCTAATGGTTTAGACCATGTAGCAGAGAGACCTACAGATAAGTTATATGAATCTTGTTGCCCTGTTCTTGTAGGAACATAGTAGAGTATATTACCAGGATTATCGATCTGACCGTCATCATTGGCATCATGAACATCATACACTGGATCCATATATGTGTGTTCAAATGGTCGCTTGAAACTGCCCGTTCCAGTGACATACGGTGTGACGTTCATGGTAGGGCCTTGGCATGCGATCCCGTTACCATATTGGTTAGTTATATATGGGCCCTGTAAAACTTGTATAGCTTGGTTCGTTACTGAGCCTGAACTATTTGCAATAGGGTTTGCTGTAGCACTGACTCCTCCTACATCTGCTGCATATGCAGGGGTTGAAACCACAGTTGTCGCAAATATTAAACATAATCGTTTGGCTATTGTGTGAAGGTTGACGTTGTATCTGTTACGCTTTGTATAGTTGTCGTACGCTGAATTATTGTGTGATTTGAGAGGCCTGGGCCAAGATAACTTTCCGTGAATTGGAAGTTGCCCACCCCACCGTTTGTTTGTGTAAAGTTTGGTCTTTGCTCTAGGTTCAAACCATTCCATGTCGAAGTCACTCCATCTAATGTCACTGATGTGTTGTTAACTGATCCTGTTCCTGTTGGTGTTAGAGATCCATCTGCTGTTACGTTTGTACCCGTTACCGAATACTGCCAGCCCGTATTATAATCCATACTATTTATGGTCTCCGTCACAGTGGAAGTTGTCGTGGTATTTGAGGTCATTGAGCCCTGTGTAAAATTTGGTACCACAGGCACTGCTATGACTGGGTTTATAGCACCACTCATAGCCACGAGAAGGAATAACTTATATGTATTCCTCATGATTACTAGTCAAAAATAGTAACTTCACTAACGAACTGACCTGTTACAGTTGAACCAGATCCTGATCCAGCACTTCCACCTGCAAGAGTTACAGTATGTGCATTAGTTATAAGGCCTGGAGCAGCAGTTCCT